TTAGCTTTGCGATCTTATTACGAATGAAACACCGGTAAACGAGATCCAAGCACTGGGAACGGCTAATACGTTAACCGTGCCGTCACGTTTGATGACGATGGATACGGGACCGGAGTTGGTACTAGCAACAGTGTAAACGTCGGCATCAACTGGACGCATCCCTTTTGACAAAGTACCAATTATCAGGTCGGCACCCGTCGCGCCATTCGGAGCTGCCATGCCAGACATCATAAGCAGGCGGCCTTGCTTGTGAGCCTTTACCCTCAAGGATGTGAGGTCGGAGTAATCCTTGTACTTGGCGTTGTAGACAATATCTGCCTCCCGATAGTGGTCTATCGTAGGCGTCTGGTGAAACTCGCCATAGGCATACGGCACCCCCATGGTTTCGCACATATTGGCTGTCATAGCCGCATGGCCAGCGTTGTTCGGGTGGATGCCATCCGCGTAGTAAGCGTTAGACGCCCCGATGCGGTCGAAGCGAATGACGGGGTAGCCATTGGCGCTGCCATATTCGACGATGGCCTTCACATAATCGGCATAGATGTACCCAGGCAGGATGGGGTACGTCGATTCGTTTGCAGGCAGTGGCACCTGGATAACGATATTCACCACCCCATTCAGTGCTGCGATGTATTTACCCACCAGGGTATTCAACGCAGTGATGTAGTCATCAGGTGTCTTACGAAGCGTTGGATGGAAGATGTTATTGGTGCCAAGCATTACGAAGACGGTAAACGGGCCACCAGACTTGAAAAATCGCACCTGTGCTGCCACCTCATCCACACGCGCCTGTACAGAGAACTCATCAAAACCCCAGCCGCTGCGGCAAACAGATGTGACATAGGGTGCTGCCGATGCTTCGAGCAAGGTCGTGATGCCAGTTACTATTACAGTCCCGGTGGCAGCCTTAATCTGCACAACGTCATCCGGATGGATACTGCTACCAGTACCAAATGGTGCCGTCTGGAATGTGCTAATGGCAGCACTAACTGCCTTGGTGGCATAGAGTACGCCGTTTAGATAAAACTCAATGTTGCCACTGGATAGCGCCGGGTCGTAGAAAATATCGTAGGTCAGCGCCTGCCTGCCAGTGATAGTAATTGATTGACCTGACAGGAGTTGCAGCCTGCTATCGGCCGCACCAGATCCTGTTAACAATGTCCCATTGTGAGTGATTCCTCCAACGTTAACAGCGGTAGCCATGTTGAGATATGACTCATAGCCCAACCCCTGATCTGCAGCGCCAATGCCAGCATGGCGATTAAGTAGGGAGCGCATAAACCGGTATAAATATCCGGCCTTATATCCTGCTGCACCCTGGCTTAACCCAATGCTATCACCAAGCAGGATTACCCCACCTTGTGACGTCATGGCGGCAAGAGATTGGCCATATTTGGTGAGTTGCTTATAGCCGTTTTCGACGTTGACCCCGTTAGCATCGAATACTCTGCTGGCCTTCACAGTGCCGTCAGGGTTTTGATTAATAGCACTCATGGCACTGAAAATGCTGGTAATAGCCTGCAGCAGCTGGTCGTCATCAGTCTTGCTGGGGTCAATACCGGCGGCGGCTAGCACGCTCAGCAACTCGTTGGTGATCTGGTTGAACCAATCACCGCCAGGAACAGAAGGTGGTACCCCTGCGCCGCCTTCCGTGAAGTATTTACGAACCGCAGATGCAACAGGCTTACGGGCCGGTTCAACATCAACGACAGTATTGGTATCGGGCCAGTACATGGTCACACCTCATAGTTAAAGTCGTAGTAAAAACCCGCCAGCTTCAGGCGATTAAGTACACATTCGAGCACCAGTGGGGCATTTCCTCGCAGGGGAGTCAGCACGTTATCCAGGACGGTGAAGCGCTCTTCTGGTAAGTCGTAGACATCCACCCGCAGGATGAAGCGGGTAGAAGCCGGGTAGATGGGATAGGTCACACTGCGTAGTACATGATGGGGCCACTGCTCTGACACCTTCACGGTAAAGCCCAACGCGGCGGCGATCTGCTCTATCATCCAGGTCTGCAGGCCGCCCTTACGGTGGTACTTCTCGACTACGGCTGCACGGCGCATTTCGAAGGTCTGAACGGTAGCACCGCATTCAGGCAAGCCCAGGTACTGCTCCCATTCGGGCAGAAGTTCGACTGTGGTCTCCGGGCGCATCTCTAGCAATAACTGGTCTGCGCTGAGTTCGAGAGCGGCAAGACGCTTGGCAAAACCAAGAACATACTTCGGCAGGTCAGCATCCGGATCACGAGGCCAGGCACGGCCACGTGGCATTTGCTGCTGAAGGGCGTCACCCCATAGCTCTACAGAGTGGGCCATGTGATCACTCCAATGACATTCAGCTCATCAAGGTTTGCAGGGACATCAGCAGCTAGGTCTAGGGTGTAATTTTCAACTCCCACTGCAGAGCCGATAGCAGTGCGGATTCTGGAAAGCAGCATGGTCTGCCCCTGGATAAGAGTCCTCTCGTAGCCGAGTAAATTTGTCTCTATAGCAGCCCTGATATTTACGTTGTCAGGAACAGGAACGATAGCGAGGTTGGTCACTTTAAGAGACTGGCCGGTATAGACTGGCTCGATGCCCCCTGGCCGTCCTACATCGACACCCGTTGCAGGGTCTGGATGGCGGAACAGATACGCCATCATGTATTGCTGGTCAGTCGGGGTCGGCAGGATGTCGATACGGTCATCGAAAACCCAGCCAATGCCTACTGTTCCACCGCCTTGCCAAACGTCATAGGCCCACGCCCTGGTCACGCCGGGCACTTCCCGCATCCAAGCCACGTAATCGGCCACAGCGCCCCCCATGGGCGGGTTGCGCTTACGAAACAGCAGGCGTTCCAGCAGCTCAGCGATCGGCTCGATGTCAGCACCACCACTGATATCCCCACTGGTGCCGCTTGATTGCAGTCCTGGTACAGGCGTGACCAACGTCAGCTCCTCGCCCGGGATAAGATTGCCTGCTGCACCGACGGCGGTGGCCTGCACCTGAACAGCTACTGTGCCGCTGCTGGGGCTGGCGCTGGATGTCACGGCATACTGGCGGCCATCCTTGTGCTGCAAGACGGTACCGACCGGCGCAGGCACGTTACCGCTCAAGGTGGCAGGGCCAACGGCATAGGTGGCTTGCTTGCGGATCACCCCTTCAAACTGGGCCAGCTCAATGATGGTCTGGTCATCAGATTCAGTGGTGGGGATGATCTGGCGCACGATCCAGGTCTGGTGGTCATAGGCATCGCGGATGCCAGCACTGACGGCGATATTGAGCGCCTGTTCGATGCTGAACTTGGGCAGCACAGTGCCGAGGCTGGATTCCAGATCCAGCTCACCACTGGCGATGATCTGGCGCAGAGTGGGCACGTTATAGGGCATTGGCTTGCGCCTCCCAGCGCTGTTTGATGCTGAGGGTCATGGCCGAGCCATCGGGACGGGTGATGGCAATATCGAGTTGCAGCATCTGGAGCTGGGGGATAGCGCCGGTGACGACGACTTGCTTGGCGTAATCGGGCTTTAAATGGCGTTCGAGGGCCGTTTGCGCATAGGTCACCGCCTTGTTGCGCACATCAGTGGTGAGCTTTGACCGGTCGAGCAACCAGAGCTTGCTGCCCCATGGCTCATCAGCGAAGGTGTCGCCAATCCAGCCACGGCGGTCGTTGGTGCCATCAGGCAAGACGTCAGAGGGATCGGCACGGGCATCGGTGAACAGGATTTGCAATACCAGGGTGGCGAGGCCATCATCCTGACGCAAACCGGCCGAGGTGATTTCGATATCGCCTCGGCCGGTTTCGTTGTTCCAGGTAATTGCTGTGGTCATCGCCCCTCACACGGGGGCGGATGTCTGACCTCCCCCTGACTGATCGTGAATATGACCCTTGAGAGAGGTAGTGCCGGTGGTCACATCCGTATCGGACGAGATCTCGCCGGTCACCTTCAACGGGCCTTGAATTTCGGTATCAGGGGACATCATGGTGATTTTTTCTGAGGCACTGATAATGACGGACTTCGCGATAATTTCGACTACGCCATCCTTGCGCAGAATGATGCGGTGGCCTTCCAGATGGTACAGACAATTATCACCCGCTTCCAAGTCTTTGGGACGCGCTGACTTATCTTCTACCGCGATGGCCACCAAGCCTGCACGGGCACCACCAAGGCCCAGCACAATGGCCTCAGACCCTTCTGGTGGCACGCTAGTGTGGCCATAGTTCTGGAAGCGCTCTACATCATCAGCCCCCTCGTCAGCCAATACCTTAAGCTGCAGGTTCTGCCGCTGCCGGCCATCATCCACCAACGTTACGATGGCCCTATCAGCAATCAGGCGCAGGCGGCGCGACAGAGGCGCCAGCAACTTCTGCACATCACGAATGGTCACCATGTGGTTACCTCTTTGGTCTGTTTCTTGGCGACTTCCACCGGGATCAACATGGCCTCGCGGGGCATCAGGTTGATGATGGCTTCACGGCCGTTCTTATCGTCTTCCATCAGGGTGATGGTGATAATCAACCAGCTTTCATCCAGCCCCTGGATCTCGTCTTTGACGGGGCAGAGGCGGTTGGTACGCCAGAGCGGGCCACGGTCACCCTCTATGCCCTGGGTGCGCCAGCCGGCGACGGTCACCTCGGTCTGGGTACCTTCGCCGATGCTGCGCTGTTTCTGCCACTGGCCACGCTTGCTGGCACCTGCCACTGTGGTGACGTCTTCGGCGATGATGATGCGCGGGCGATAGCGGGTGACAGCGGGATCGGTAATCGTTGCCTTCTGGCCGCCGATGGTAGCCGGTGCCGTGTTATCCCACGTCGTCCCGCCGCCATAGCTGCTGCCCTTCACAATCCACTCTGATGCCCGGTCGCGCATGCTGAACTGGCCACGGGCAGCCAGGATGTTTTCGCCCAGGACAAGGCTGGCCCCCATGACCTGGTCACTGGCCTGAGTCAGCACCAGCTGGCCCAGTTCGTTGGTGGTGAGCAAGATCCCGCGCTGCTTGGCCAAGCGGTCGAGCAGTTCGAAACAGGTCTCGCCCTGCTCGATGGCCACGCGAGGGAACGCGGCCCCCAGATCGCACTCGACCAGCACCTCTATCCCGAATGGCTGGCAGATATCACGGGCAACTCTGTCCAGCGTCACGCCTTGCCATTGACCACTCTTATAGATGGCCGAGCAGTCCACCAGGTCACTGGTCTTGCTGCGACCACTGACCACCCAGCTGACCTCTTTGGCGTCATAGCTGGGGATGAAGTCATCGATATAGCCGGTCAGTACCAGGTCAGTGCCGATATGCACGGTGCAGGCACTGCCCTCGCGGATCGCCATCGCCTTGGCATCGTTCCATTTGCGAGTCAGGCTCAGCTCGAAATCGCCGGCGATATCGCGCAGGCTGCGGGTGATGCGCACCTTCTGCCATCCCTCATAGAGCTGGCCATCGACACGCAGGGTAATAGGCTCAGCCATTGGCCACCTCGTCGATCACATCGATTCTGGTGCTGGGGGTGATGAAGGCGGGATCACGCAGGTTGTTGCTGCTGACCAGGCGATCGCGGTACTCGGTATTGCCATACTGCTGCCAAGCCAGCAAGGCGGCAGGCGTGGTGGTGGCCAGCGTGAGCTGACGGCGGCGCGGCAACTGGGCCCCTCGCTCTCGGCTGTCATTGAGCAGGGCAAGGCGCAGGTCACGCAAGGAGCGCCACACGCTGCTTTCGCCAGCTTCTACCGCATCCATGGCCAGCTCGGCCAAGGTGGCGGCTAACTGGTTGGCCATGGCCTCCAGGTCATCGGCAGTCAGCAGCAGGTTGCGGTCTGCCCCGATGACCCCATCCATCACCACGGGGCGGCTCAGCTGGTTGTTGACCTGATCGCCAGTGAGGGATTGGCCGATAGTGACCGAACCGGCAGGATCCGCCGTGAAGTCGCGATCGCTGCCAAAGTTGGCACTGGCAATGGCACTGGCTGCCGCCGTGGCTGACGACCTGGTGATAAGCTTGGTAAATGCCTCTCCATTGGCCAAGGCCGCATTCTGCTCCGTAGCTGTATCGATGGTTGGCCCAGACGCGGCGCTGCCCGCTGAGGCATCACTGATGATGCCGGTAGACAGCCCCCCAGTGATGGCCAGCTCTGCCCGCATACCTTCCCAGCGGCGACTCACGTTGTCATAAACGGAGAGCGCCCTGATGGGGTCTGTGACGACGCCCTTGATGTCTTCGACGATGCCGGTTACCTCGCGGGCCAGTTCGCCCGGGTAGGCCAGAAGGCTACCGACACTATCCTTGGTGCGCATCAGGCGATCAGTCCATTCACGGAACTGATCCGGCAAGGTGGGCAGGCCACGGGTCAACTCGTCCAGGTCATCGAGCAGGGTATCGACCATAGGGCCCATGTTGTCGATGCCGGTCAGAAAGGAGTCCAGGAAGGATTGCTCAGTCGCGCCATTGGCAGCGTCGGCGGCATTACCCAGGGTAGCGGCGGTATCGATGGCAGCAGAGGGAAACAACCTGGTGCCGGCTTCCCACACGGTGAAGGTGACATAGGCCACGCCATCTTCTTCGTTATCCAGGCGGTGGCTGACTTCGCCGACTTGCACAGTGCGCACGCCCCACCAGGGGTGGATCATCTCGCAGGTACCCGGTTGATTCAGGGCATCGAGCAGGTTGCGCAGCAGGGTCATATAGTCTTTGCCAACGACCTTGCCGACGATCTGCTCGTTGGTCAGCACGGCGCCGTTGTCTTCTGTCCATCCGCTTTCGCGCTTGGGGTACTCACGGGGGATGGCGCGGCGACCGCCCTTGCCATCCACGGTATTCAGCAGGAATTCAACGCCCCGTACCGAGGCGGTCAAACGCTCTTCAAAGCTCATTCAAACCTCGCTTACGGCATCAGTGAAGGGCCGTTATCCACGCGCACCTGGAGACCTGGTGCGGTGTCGCGGGTACGGACGGTAATGCGATCATCCCTGACATTGATATCAAGGGTGCCAGACAAATTATCCGGGCGCGGGCTGGCGCTGATGTCCCTGGTAAAAAAGGCCTTCATCTCATCGAACACATCGAGAATGCCGGGGGCTTGGGGAATGCCACTGGCCGACATGCCATTGGCCCGGCTGATATTGATGGGTGAGAAGTCGGGGATCATGCTGATACCCGCCGCCACGGTACCGAACTGAACAAGGCCGGCAGGACTGAATCGACCCGGCTTGGTACCTGGCTTGCCTTGCCCACCGCCGCCGAGATCCGGCCCACCCATACCACCGCCTGGCATGTTGACCACGTAGACGGGGGTTGCACCGAGATCGGCCATGGCGCCACCCATGCCACCGGCACCGCCCTTGCTGGGCTTGGCTGCATCCCAGACACCCTTGGTCCAGCGCACCGCATCCACCCCCTTCTTGACGGCCACCAGACCGCCGACCACCAGGGCGATATTCTTGCCTGTCTCCAGCCAGTTCTGTACGGCATCCGGTTCCAGGCTGTTGATGGCATTAGCCAGCTCGGCCACGGGGCCAGCCAACTGCTGGTTGGCGAACTGGTTCCAGCTGTTGCTGACCAATTGCAGGCTGGCAGCAAAGTCATTGGCCGCCACAGCGGCATCGTTGAGAGTGGTGGTGCCGTCACCCGACAGTTTCAGAAACTCGTCGAACGCCTTGACGTCACCTGTCTGCACAAACTCAGCAATAACCGGTTTCAGTGCCCGCTTGGCTTCGTCGGTCAGATTAAGATCGGCCAACTTGCTGGAGAGGCCGCCCGACTTGGTGACGATCTCTTCAATCAGCGCCGGCAGGGAGCGCATGACCTCTTTGCCCTGCTTGAGCTGCTCAGGGTCGAACACATCAATGTCGCCCAACTGCTTGAGCTTCTTGACGGTGTCAGGCCTGGTCAGGTCACGAATGATGGATTCGAAGGCCGTCACCGCTTCGGCATCAGAGCCGACGCCCTGACGGATCACCTGCAGGGCGGCACCCAGTTCAGTGACTGCTTCGGCACCCTGGCGACCAGTGGCCGCATAGGCAGCGAATATCTTGGGACCCTCTTTGGCCATGTTGCCCAGGGTAAAGGCCCCGCTCTTGCCCTGCAGGTTGAGGGTGTCAATGGCCCTCATGGCCGCCTCATTGTTCTGTATGTTGAGCTTCTTGAATTCGGTGAAGATGCCACCGACCTCAAGGCCGCCCGCGCCGGTGGCCTGGATCACGGCAGCAATATTGGGCAGGTTGGCAATCGCATATTCGAGATCACCTGTTTTTGTCAGGATCTCTTCGATAGCGGATGTCGCTTCGGCAGGGTCAATGCGAATGCCCTTGAGGTTGGAGACGCGCTGGATCTCGTCATACAGCTCTGCCGACTTCTCGCGGCTTATCTCGGCAGCGATGGCGATACGGGAGATCCGGCGGTCGAGCTGCGAGAACCCACGCACTGCTGAGCCACCGACGACCGCCGCCCCCAATGCCACATAGCGATTACCCAAGGCATCGATACCACGGCCAGCAGCAGAGGCCGACATCTTGAGCATATTCATAGCGCGCTGATTATTGGCCGCGAACTGGGTCATGCTCTGTCCATATTGCCGCGCCTTGTTGGCAAGGTTGCCAGCAAGGTTAATAACAATATCGGTGACAAGTTGTTTGGACATGGCATTTCCTTTTTATTTTCTTGGCGTCATGGCCTGCTTTAATTGGTCAAATCTGCGCAGCAGGTGGCGGATGGGCAAATATTTCAGCTCGGCGGTGGGGATATATTTGCTCATGGCCAACATGATCCCCATGACCGGGTCAGCCAGCTGAATTAGATCGCCCCCGTTCTGCCAATGCCTCTGCCAACGCCAGATCCAGCTCCTGGGCTTTGCTTTGCAATAAACCGAAATCATCGACGTGCAATTTCTTGAGCATCTTGATATCGAGAGGGCCCTTTATTTCACCGATATATTCCACTTGGCGGCAAAGCAGGTTCAAGCCATAAAGTACGTCGCTGGTATAGGCAACCGCCTTACCGCTCTGCACCACCACTTTCTCGGCATCGAGCTGGGCATCAATCAGGTCAGCGGTGGTCAGTTCGCGTAGGCCGACGTCACGATAAAGGAGCGGCTCGTCGCCGCCCCCCATCGCCTTCAGCCCGTGTTCGAGTTGGAAGGTGATCAAGGCCATGTCAGATCCCTACCGTCTTGTCGCCGAAGAAGGTAGCGTCGATATCGCCGCTGTCTTCCCGCAGGGTAGCCGGCTCGTTGGTACTGGAATTGGTCATCATGTAGCTGACTCCGTTATCACCTTCCCAGGTGAGAGTCACATTTTCCATGGCGTTGATCTCCATGACATCGACGTCTTCATCGGCCGCGATAACCATTTGAATGCTGGGGCCAACATACTTCCGACTTTTACCCCATGACTTACCAGGGCCATTATGTTGGGTTCGGGTATAACCGCCCGGATTGAGTACGGCACCCGCCTTGGTCTTGAGCTGCTTGCCATTCGCGCGAATGGTCACTTCACCCAGGATTTGTCCCATGGTGTTCTCCTTACAGTTTGAACTGGATCAGGGCTGCGAAGACGCGCAGCTGGTTGACAACGTCCGGGTGGCAGACGCAGTTGAGGCGGTTGCGATCGCTGGTGTCGCGGGTGACATCCAGGGTCTCTTTGAACTGGTCAAAGTTCTCCATCAGGCCACTGGTCACCCAGCCGAGCGCTACTTCCAGAATCGCCTGCTCCATCAGCTTTGGCGTCACCACCGGCTGCGCCGGGTCAATCTGAGCCAGCACGTTGTCATCGGCCAGCTTGTGGCGCGGGTAACGGTTGGTAACCATTACCTTGATGTCGTAACGCATCTTGCCCAGGGTGGCCGGGGTGGTGATGTCCAGGTAAGACGGATCCGGGTCACCAAAGGCGTTCTCCTGGTACATCGAGATCTCACGTTCGATGGCCACCACGTCGCCGGGCTGGATCTGGTAAGTCGCGATACCCGATTTGAGCAGGTTGTTGCGCTCATCGAAGGCGAAGCGATCAGCCTTGGCCGGCGCCAGAATACCGGGCAGTGCCAAAGTCTGCAGCGGGCGGGCCGGGTCGATGGCCAGATGATAGGCAGCGATGCCGCAATAGCTGGCCGCGAACTCCCAGCTGGGGCTCGGGGACTTGCTGGTACCCATGCAGGAGAGCAGGAAGTCGTTGCGACCTTCACCAAAGGTGATGGTCTCGCCATAGGTGCCACGGAAGGCGGTATAGGCGATGGCCTCGCTCATCTTGAGCGGCCCCCAACGTTCGAGCAGCTCGTCACGCAGGGTGTTGAGGCTGGCGGTGTCGTTGAACGGCATCATGATGTGGTTGTACCACTCGTCCGGCATGGCCGCGATCATGGCTGCCATATCGGGCGCGCCAGATCCACCGGTCATGGCCACAGTGGTGATGGTCACCCCTGGCGGCAGTTGTTCGCCGGCGTAGTAGTTATGACGCAGGTCGATGTCATTGCCGGTCAAGCCCTTCCACTTGGCGGTCATGTTGACCTTGGCGGTGTCGGTACCGTCCACAGCAGCCGTCACCGGCAGGTTCTTCTTGGCGTTGATGGCGGCGGCCACGTTGGTGGCGATGGTGGCTGCGGTTGCCGAGGCAGCCACGCCGACCTGCAGAGCCTGACCGGCGATCAACAGGTAGAGGGTGCCGGCCTGAGTAGCAGGGCCGCCGAACTTGTAGGATCCGGCAGCGGCAGCACCAGCGGCGATATCACCACAAGCAAGCGCAAAGGTGCGGGTGTAGCTGTTAGCCTTGCGGTAGCGCTTGGCGGCCAGCGCCATCATGGAGCCGACACCGAACAGGGCATCAATGGCTGACTCGCTGACCGGTACTTCGGTGACCGTCAGCGGGGCAGCGGTGCCCGCATCTGCGCCGGCATCTGTCATCTGGCCGAACAGCAGCACGTTCTGATCCTGGGCAATGTTGCCGCTCAGGGCCTGCGAGTTGTCGATATCGATGTAGACGAGCGGCACGCGCACGTCATTGGGGATGGTTCCGAGAGCCATGGTCACTTCTCCGCTTTCTTGTTGGTGGCCTTGGCGGCCGGTTTCACATTGACGACATCACCATCGGCGAGCCGCTTGAGCCAGAAGCTGGTGCGAGAGACCTGTTCACCCTCTGCAGCCAGCTTGCTGCCATCCGGCTTGCGGATGGTCAGCCCCTCTTTCGGTTTGAGATAAAGTTCCACGGTTGCTCCTATGGTGTAGGCCCTGGCAGGGTGATGTCGGCCTCGCAAACAGGGGCGCCATCAGCCAGCTCGGCCTTGAAGTTGAAGCGCAAGAAGTCGTCCAGGGTGGCAGGGTCGATGGGGTTATCGAGCGGCCAGTCTTGCCGCCACGTCACCGACCAGATGGCCAGCCCCAGCTTGTCGATGCCGGTGGTGTAGAGGTTGTCCATCCGCACCCCATCTGGTGCCTTGCTGGCACCTGTGCCACGCCAGCCGCCGTTCAACATCAGGGCAGTGGCCAGCCGACCGGCGATCACTTCGGCCCGCTGGTCTTTGGCATAGCCGAACTGGTCTGCGCAGAACACAAAGGCCGAGAACTCGATGGTGCCGATCAGGTTGCCTTCGCGGCGCATTGATACCACCCGCATCGCGGCGATGCGGATGCCGCCATCCCGGTTCCCCATCCAGCGCTTGATCTCGTCCGGCTCGTTGAAGCGGCCGATATGACGCTCGACGGTTTGCACCCGGTCAATCACCCGATCCGCGCCGGGGCCTGCGGCCTCCAGATAAGGTTTGAGATACTGCACCACCCCTTCGCAGGCGCTGACGGTGCTGCCGATGGTGCCAAAATCCGGGCGACTCATAGGCCTGCCTCCTTCATCACGTCTTGCCAGAAGTCGCCAATCACGGCGAGCAGCTCGGTCTGGTTGTCGCTGGAGAGGCCCAGATATTCGCGCTGGGGGATCTCCATCATCCTGGTAAAGCTTCCGACCGACTGATAGACCGGGAACTTGAGCGCCTTGCCGAACGCCTGACTGATGCGGCGAACGTGGGCAGGCACCTGCACTGACCCGCTGAACCCATCCTGATGCACGCCGGCATATGCCAAGGCAGAGCCGACACGTACCTGGTTGCGTTGCACCTGGTACTCGATGCTGTCGAGCAGATCGCCATCGCCCTGCAGCAGGCTCTGGTTGCCGTGGCGGGTCTTGCCGTAGGAGGCAGACCAGGGCTCCCAGGGCGTACCATCTGGCGCTGTCTTCTCATCGCTGATGCGGCGGCGGGTCTGGCTTTCAACCACGGCGCCGATGCTTTCGAGCAGCTCGGCCTTGTAGTCGTTGCGGCCCAGGGTATCGAGCAGGCGCTGATAGCGTGCCAGCTCTTCGCCCCGAGTCGTGACCTCAACCGAGATCGCCATCAGAGCACGCCTTTCAGGCTGTTACGGGTGAACAGGCGCTCGTTGTCCTGCACCAGCTCCACCTTGCCGACGCTACCCTCTGGCGGCATGTCGGGGGTGGGCAGGCCCAGATCCACCTTGCCGGCCGCGATCTCTTTCACCTTGGCGATGGCTCTGTCGTAACGGTCCTGCAGCAGGTCGGTGACCTGGTTATCCCGATCGCCGAGCCAATAGAAGCCGATGACAATAGCCTGACGTTTGAGCAGGTCAGGCACGGTCGGCAGCGGCAGCACAAAGCGACGAGACATGTAGCCGTTGATTTCGTCATCGGCGGTGGCCAATGCCTCATCGATCCAGGTGTCGTTGAGGGTGTCGGTAGACCGGTCGAGCGCGAAGTTGTAGAGCATGCTCCCGTCGCGGTCTTCCAGATCCTGTTTCGTCGCGTAGATGGCCATGGCTTAGTCCTTGATCACTTCGCTATCGATAAGCACTTTCAGCCAGGGGTCGCCATACACGCGCTTGGCCTCTTCCTGGGTGAGGTAGCAGCACGGGATCTCGCAGTCGTGGTCGTGCGGCACATTGGCCTTGTTCTCGACCACGAATACACGGGTCGGACTGGAGTGGAGAAAGTGCACCTGGCAGCGCCAGAAGCCAGCCGGCGACTTGGCCTTGACGTCGAACTGACCGAGCAGCCAGTCGGCGTTGGCCTGCTGTTGCTGCACCGGATCAAGGCCCAGCGCCTTCAAGGTGATATCCGTCGCCAGCTGATTAATCTCTTGTTCAGTCACCGGTTTCTTGGTTGCCTGCTGTTCTGCTTCCAGGCTGGCGGCTTCGGCGGCTTGCGCTTCGGCAGCCAGTCTCGCCTCTTCGGCGGCCTGTTGTTCAGCCTCCAGGCGGGCGGTCTCTGCGTCAGGGTCTACCAACACGCCATCTTTCTTCGGTTCGGCTTGCGCTGATACCGGCTCGGTACCTGCGCCCACTGCTGCAGCTGCCAGCTGCATGCTTTTTTCGTCTGCCTTCTTGCGAGGTGCCATTTCAATGCTCCTGTAAAGGGTCAACAAAGGCGGTTTACACCGCCGATATCAGGGTTTGTCTGGTTGCCTGCTCGGCGATCAGCAGCACTGCCGTAGTAGCAAATGATCCGTTGTTCGAGCGGATCACCGGCTTGGTACCGTTGGTGACAATGCCGCCGCCTGCATCAATCGAGAAGAAGGTGGCCAAGGTCACCACATCACTGGTCACGGCCACATCTCTGCTCGCCACCAGGCGGTTGCCATTGGTGCCAACAAAGTCCAACTGCATAGACCGGTTGGACGAACCGCCAGACCAACTGCCCACCAGGTTGAGCTTGAAGGCCAGACTGCTGTCGCTGTTGAAGGCGTTCAGCTTGTCACTGGTGGTGTTGAAGAACGGGGCCAGGGTGCCGAACTGCTGCGCAGGCAGGCCTTTTAACCAGGCAATCAAATCCCGGTCGGTATCTGCTGCCAGCAAGGCAGCAGGACCAGACAGGCCAGACCAATAGACTTCGCTCTTCTTGCGCTTGGGCGCCTGGTAGACGAACGCTTTCCCGAACGGCATGGCTTAGCCCTCTGTCACTACCAGTACGCCACCGCCAGGCTGCCACAGCCGAGCGTAGAGGTTCTGGGGCGGGTCAAAGCTCCAGGCCTCGCGCTGCTCACGGCCAAGGCGATGGCCGATTGTCACGCTGGGCTCAGGCAGATCGTCATCGGTGCGGTAGAGCACGATCTGACCGGTCTGATTCTCCATGGTGCCGCTACCCACTGCGGATACCAGCACCCAGGCAGTGGCGCTCAATGTCTTGGTGGTCGTGGCCATGGGCTTCTCCTGGTTGGATAAACAGTCGGGGCTTCGACGCTATGGTGTTGCCAGCTCCACCCCGACCGGGTGGGTTACATCAGATGAACGGTTACGGCAGGTACGGGCTGATATGCAGCTCGACGTTCTTGTAGTTGATGTTCGACTCGCCGTTTTCCAGATTCATCCGGTCAAGGATTTCACGAGCAGCAGACTCATTGCTCGGGCCGACAACCAGCAGGCGTGCCATGGTGCCGAGCGGGGTCTCGCCATCGGTCTCCTTGTAGCTGGCCATCAGCAGCTTGCCGGCTTCGAAGTTGGCGGCGGTCAGCGCCTCTTTCGAACCAACGGCAGTCTGAGGGAGGCCAAAGCCGTAGCCATGTCGACCATCCGGCCCCATTGCCACCTTGTTCTGGAAGAAGGCGTATTCGCTGTCAGCCCCGACGAATTCGAGGGCGAACGGGCGACGCTCCTGGAAGATGATGGGCAGCAGGATCTGGGTGTTATCCACCAGGAACCATGGTGCGCCAGTCGCAGCAGGGTCACCCACTACGTTGGAGAAGGTGCTGGCAGGCGTGGTTTCGAACGGGTGGTCGGTGTCGAAGAAGTTCTGACCATCGAAACAGAGGGTGGAGAAACCGTTCTTCAACAGGCCATAGCAGTTCTGATCCGGGAACAGACCGATCTTGCGACCCCAACCATTGGAGATAACGCCATACTTGCCGATCGCATCGTCTTCGAGGTCTTCGCGCTTGATGACGATGGACGCTTCATAGGTCTTGTTGGGGATCTGGTAACCATGAGATCCCAGCTCAACCAGCATACGAGCGCCAACCCACTCCTTGATACCAGGGAGGTCCTTCAACCAGCCGTAGTTCTCGGCGCTGCCGGTGCTGCCTACCTTGGTTGCGATCTTGTTCCAGGTGGGAGTGGTGACGCTCAAGCCTTCGACAAAGGCGGAACTTGCGCCAACTGTCAGGGCTTCAACGATTTGTGCTTGAGTAAGTGCCATGTGAATGAACTCCTGTTACTTGGCTTGCTGGGCGGCTTTGGTGGCCTTCCAGGTTTCGGGCTTGACGTTCATCATCCGGCACATGGCCAGCTCGTCTTTGCTCAGATCACCAGACTGCTCGGTGGTGGTCTTGACCTTGCTGGCATCGGCAATGACCGGGGCACGGCTGCACCATGCGGTGAACTGCTCGCGGCCTGCCTCGGTACTACAGAGGCCGACATACATCGCCTTATCAGCCGGGGCGACCTTGCCTTCGGTGATGGCAGCATCAACCAGCGCGTCCACTTTGGCCTTTTCGATGTCTCCCAGCTTGGTCTCCAGCTCCTGGGTGCGGTTAAGCGCCAGTTGATGGGTTGCAATGGGGACAAACTTGGTCGGGTCTTGTTGGGCATTCAGCGCGATCTGATGCTGCGCTTTCATGGCATTAATGGCGGTCACGGCCTGCTCGGCAGTGGCGTCCTCTGCCATGCCCAGGGTTTGGGTCAGAATGAGGGGCAGTTTCACAGGTGTATCCTCTTGATTGTTGAGGGCGGGGACATAAAGGTTTGGCTTGTTGGTAAGGCCAGCGCTGGACATAGCCACCACCCGCCCATCAACCGGTGAATAGTCAAAGGCCGGTGAATAGAAGCCGAACTTCTTGCCTTCAATCAGCTCACTGCCTTCGGCGTTCCACTCCACACGACCCCAGATTTCGCCGCTGCGGTTCTGCAGCTCGACAATCCAGCCGACCGCTTCGGTGTTGCCTTCGCGGGTTTCGGTTGCGTGTTCAACATCGAATGGCCGCTTCATAGTGAAGGCCGCCACCACGCCATCCGGGTCAGAGTTGTTCCAGCTACGACCGTCACGCCCGGTGAAAATCCCGGTCGGGATCATCGGCAGCCAGTTGCTCTGGTCTTCTGCCACCATGCGGGACATATCAAAGCAGATGGCGATGTGGGTACGTTGGTGCATGATCGCTCCGTCACATAACAACCTCCCGCCAGGTGGCTTGGGTTGAGTGGGTTTGTTTGGACGAATCGATAATGGGCCGAATTGAGGGGCGGCCTGTAATGACGGTTTTCGCTGTGAACGGGGGGAAGGTCTGGGGGTTATCGGTGCCGGCGAGCCAGCTGGTGATTATCTGAACAAGGCGAGGATGAACGGTGATGACCGGACATCAACAGGGTACACAGGATCCTGATTGGCGAGAAGAGGGTGATGCGAAGTGATGGCAGTATGGGGCAAAAATCACGGCGGCGCCGCCACCCCACACCATCTTTAAACCACCTTTAAACAGCGTCAGATTCAACGCAGGGCATTTCATTCATACGCTGGTAGCCGAAATCGCTCATAGAGGCGCTGAGAGCGTCTGACGCAATGTTTGCTCCTTGGCTGCCAAGTCGGCTTTCAAGGCCTGTTCGCGAGCCCTGCCCGGGTTGTAGTTCCATCCCGGCTCGATGCCGCTGGGCAGCACCTCCACTTCACCGGTGCGCTTGTTCACCCACTCCTTGCTGCCATCGCTTGGGGCAGCGAACTTGATACTGCTATCCCCCTGCAGCTTGGCGTATTCAAACTTGCTGATCTGGCGCACCCAGCAATGGCAGCCCCAGCCATTGGGCGGCATATGGGTTTGCCACCAGGGATCGTCTACTGGCAGGGTGATGCCGTTCCAGCTCACATGCAGGGCGCGATGCTCGCGGGCAGGGCCAAGCTGATAGACCAGGTAGGGCATGGCCCGCTTGGTGCGCTCGATGCGTTGCCACTGGCCAGCGGCGCGGGCGGTGCGCATGTTGGTGCGGTAAATGGTCTTTAACCGCCCTTCACTGCCCAGTTGTACCGGCTTGGTTTCGCCCGTCAGAGGGTCATCCATGGTCTGGATCCCCCACCAACCAGACTTTACCAGGAGCGGTTTGATGACCGTCTGGAACTGGGCAAAGGTCTGGCCCTGCTCCAGCGCCTGCTCGACCAGGGCCCGCACCTCGACCAGCAGATCGGCATTGAGCATTTTGGCCACGGTAAAGGCGTTGCTGTGCTCTTCCTTCCACACATCGCGATAGTCAAAGCCGGGCTGCAGCCCCTTCTTCTTGAACCAGTCGAGCGCCTCTTTGGGCGGAAAGGCCGAGGCCTTGGGTTCAGGCATCCTGCACATCCCCCATGCCGCGCATCCGGAACAGGTAATCAGCCAGCTGCGGGGTGAACTGCTCGGCGGTCAACTGGTCTTGCAGCGCCAGCAGTCCGGCATTGAACTCTTCGAAGGTGGTGGCCTTGGCCGCCAATTCGAGGATCGGGTTCATGAAGTCCTCGCCCCCCACCTCGACCCAGTCGCTCATGGCCTCCTCGGTCAGCTGGTCGATGGCCTGCTCATTCGGCTGCTGGATACGGTTGATGGCCAAGCGCTGGCCTTGCTGGCGGTTAAGGGCCAGCGGCTGCGGCAGGGCGGCAGCTTCCATCACCGTCAGTGGCTGCAGCATGGCCTCATCCTCTTTCGGATCGGCCAGCCCGAACTTGTCGCGCAACTCGCTCTCGCTCACCTTCATGCCGCGATCGACCAGCGGCATCAGGCTTTCGACCAGCAGCTTGAGGTCTTCCGGTTCCGGTACCCGGATACAGACGCGGGGATAGGCCTTCTGCACACCCCAGTTCAGCACGATGAAGGGCTTGACCAGGTACTCGTTGATGGTGGCTTCGAGCTGGCGGGCATCCCACTTGGCGATATCCAGCCGCACCTCGTTGTGCACGTTGGCTTGCGCCATGCTGCTGCCGTTCTCGGTGGTCATGGTCTGACCGAGTACCAGCTTGCTGATCTCTTCGTTGCACCAGCGCACCATGCTTTCGAACAGGGTATCGCCGCCGTTGCCTTTGGCCGTCTCGACAAACTCCACCATCATGCTGTCCGGGATAATGGCCCCGGCGTCACTGGCAATGGTAGCGATGGCGTTCTTGAGGGTGGCGATCTGATCGGGGGTGGCGTTAGGCCCGTACTTGCCGACCCGGATCGGAATACCGAACACCTCGGCAAATGCCCACCAATCGCGGGTGGTGAAACTCTTGAGCATGTAGAGCACGGCGCACTGACGGGCCAGACCGTTACGCCAGATGCTGCCAGATTTGGAGCGAGGCAGGTGCACGATGAACTTGTAGGGTTCCAGCGGCTTGCCCTGGGGAGCGTCATCGCTAATCAGCAGGATCTTGCTGAGGGTGTCGGCATCAGGGCGCAGATAACGGGGGTCCACCCAGCTGTAATCGTTCGGTGTCCAGCGGCCGCCGCTGGTATCCCACAGGATCTGGCACACCCCCATGCCCTTGCCCAGGCCATCGAGCAGGTCAAAGAACAGGTCAGGGATCTGGTCGCTGTCCATCAACTGGCGCACTTCATCCGCCAGCATCTGATCGGCGGCATCGTCGCTGGCCGCTTCGACACTCGGATCCAGCGAGGCTACCGCGAATTTACGGGTGCGCAAGACAGAGGCGTAGTGTGGGTCCCGCTCTTCGATCTCTTCGGCCAGGGTCATGTAGTCCTGGGGGTTGTTGCCATCGACCACTGATCGCAGCAGGCCAGCGAGGCGCTGGGGGGTGATGGTGCTGGCCACCGAGTTGGGGCGCGGGTTGCGCACGCTGGTGATATGGGCATTGGCGATGTTCTCGCTCAGCACCTTCTTGTCTGGCTTGATGGGGTTGCCCCGTGAATCGAGAATGGTGCTCACAGTAATCCGCCTCCGTTACGCAGGCCACGGGTCAGGTTCATCTGCCGTTGCCCGTCGTTGTCTTTCTGGGGGGCACCCACCTTGGCGATGCGGTGCAGTTCATAAACATGGCTCTCGGCCCGGCTGGCCAGATAGGCCAGGAATATGGCGACAGCCGAGTCGCCGTGGCGTTTGTTGCCATCACTGCCCTGGGTGCGGCTGTCATCAATGCCGGGGGTGCCCCGGTAGATCTGGATTTGCCCCAGATCCGTGATGATGTCTTCGTGCCTGGGCAGCTCCAGTTCGTCGTCTTCAAACGCTGATTTGAAGCGCGGCATGTTCTCGCGGTAGAAGCCCACCGACAGCATCACCTGCACCACTTCTTGCCCGTAGCGGTAGGCGGCCTGTTCAGCCAGGTACTGGCCGTTGCCACGGGCATCGAGCCAGATGCCATCGCGGCGCGGCAGGCGATCGCAGATGAAATAGAGCGCCTGCTCCTGCTGCTTGAACGGGGTGTTCTTCAGTTCGACGGTGAAGGGCACCCGACGGCGGGTGGTGGGCAGTACCTCAATGGGGGCGAATACCGTCAGGTCACCCGAGCGGGCGAAGTCTTCGCCCAGGGCGTGGCGGTGACTGCGATCCAGCTTCATCAGCTCGGGGAAGACTTCGGCCTCCAGCCATTCTTGCATCTCGGCGTTACGCTCCGACTCGCTGGCCGCGTTGAAAGCGGCCGAGCCGGTGAAGCGCAGCACGGGGCCATCACCACAGGCGGCCCGTTCACGCAGGCCACGGCTGATATAGGCGCCGCCGCCGCTCTTGGGCTCGCAGTAGTATTCCTCCCGGGCGTCTTCTTCGGTGGCGCAGTCTGACAGCAGTTCTGCCAGCCATTTTTGCTCACCCTCTTCGCTCCACTCCTCTTTCTTCTTAACCTGACAGATCCGCTTGTAAAGCCCTTCGTTACAGGCGGTTCCGATATCGATACGGTGGATGGAGTAGCTTGGCCGCTTGCCTGCCCGGGTTTCTGTGATCAGGGTATTGAACAGGTTCTCGATGCCGTTGTGGGTCGAGATCATCCGTACCTTGCTGCCCCACATGGTCAAGGCGTTGGCGGCTTTCTGGATAGCGGCGAGGTCTTTATGGAAGGCTGCCTCATCGATAACCACGTTGCCCTGCATACCCCGCAAGTTGCTGGGGTTCGAGCTGAGCGCCTTGATCTTGAAGCCGCTGGCGAAGTTGATGACATAGACCAGGATGTCTTTGCCTTCATCGACCAGCACCTCTTCGCCAATCTCGCTGGCCGCATAGTCATAGGCCTTGGCCCACATCGAACAAGCATCGATAAACTCGCGGGCCATATCCTTGGTGGTGCCAACGTAGAAGGTATCGCAACCGCCAGCGGCGGTAGACATGGAGCCATTGAGCGCGGCATCGGCTGCCTCTGCCCAGGTAAGGCCAGTTCGCCGCGACTTCTCGGCGATCTTGATTTTTGCCTCATCAGCTATCCAGCGTTTCTGATAGGGAAGCAGCACCTCAGTTGGATCGAACTGGCCGCCGATAATGGCGGCCGCTGACTGGTTAATAAGCTGATTTTCTGTTTGGGTTAGGTGCTTATAGTCCATCACGCAATCCCCAAAATCTGGCGCCGGATCTCGGCAGCGGTCTCTGCCGTCAGCCCTGCCGACTTCACAATCTTCTCGGCAGCGGTGGCAGCCTCGGCGGCGAACGCGGCCCGGATCTCTTTCTCGACCTTATGGCTGGTCATGGCAGCTTGCTCAACCCGCTGGATAACCAGCGCCAGCTGGCCCAGCGATTTGGGGTCAATCATCTTGCCCTCTTCGCCGTCGCTGGCGTCCATCATCTTCATGGAGGTTTCAAACGCCATGGTGCGCACGAACTCCTGCAGCATCTTGCCGACCTCAGAGGTGGGGGCTTGGCCAAGCTTGGTGGTCCAGACCTCGGCCACTTCACGGGCCTGCTGCATGCGGCTGCCTGCTACCTCCATTCGTTTGGCAAAGCGGTTGAGGCCGGTGCGGCTGATCTGCTCTTCCGGCGGCAGGCCGGATTCCAGGATAAGGGCGTTCACCTCTTCCAGGATGTCTTTCTGAGACATGGAGCCAGAGCGCAGCATGGCCGACAGCTGGCTGCGGATGTCGTCAGGCAGCTGCTGGATCTTGCTCTTGGTGTTCTTGGTCTTGGTGGTCATGACTACCCCAGCAGTTTGTCAATCAGCGGGGCGGTGCAGCCCCAGAGCGCGGCGACTGGATCGCCCACGATGGGCAGCGCCAGCAGGTAGCCCACGGCCATCATGGCGGCGATATCCAGCAGGCGGGCTTTCATGCGTGGCCCAGCCGGCGCGCACGACGGCCAGCCCGCTTGGCCTTGGCCTGACGCTGCGCCTGTTTGACGGAAGGCAAACCGCCATTGAAGGCGGGGCGGTGGCGGCTGGCGCGTTTTATTTTCCGAACGTGAAGTTCGATAGCCTCGTCCAGTGAGGCGGGGCCTCGCCAATTGCGGATCATCAGCGGGCTAAACCCGCCAAGCCCTCCCAGCACAAGGGCAACCAGGGCGCTTTTCATCTTCATCATCAGATCCCTCATGGTCACACCGGACGCGGTTTTTTGACGCCATCGACCACGGCCTGGCCAGTGGCCACGTCGTCACCCCGGCCGGTCAGCTTGGCCACCAGGGTCTTGCCCACCTCTTCCACAGTCAGCAGGCCTTGTTCTTCCAGCCAGCGGAGGTGGTTGCGCACCACATCGCGGCTGCAGCTATGGCCATAGGTTTCCAGGCATGAATCCAGGATCGATTCGTTGGCCGAGTAGCCAGCCATTTCCCGCAAGCTGCGCAGGATCAGCAGGCGCTGATCCGACACCACAAACTCTCTCATCGACGTCATATAACCCCCGTTTATTTCTCGTTTAAACGCTGTTCGAGCAGCAAGTTAATCTGGTGATTGGTGGGCTTGAGCTGGGCAGTGAGCGCCTTGATATCCCCCCGCAAGCCTTCGAGCTGAATGCCAAGCTCATAGAACTGTTCCTGGGTGGGCAGATTGTCGACACGGTTTTCGAGGCTGGTAACGCGGCTGGTCAGCTCGTCCATGGTGATGCTCACTTTGTTCAGTTCTTCACGGCGGGCAAAAGTCTTGCTCAGCCACAACATGGCGACGGTGGCCAGCACCGCCACCCCGGTGGTGATGACGCCCCACCACTTCGGGATCCAGTCAAACTCCATGGCGATGCCTCCCCGCGTTCTCTTTCCAGCTCTGGCAAGGGACGCACCGCACAGCATCTGGCGCGGCCGCCAGCCGGTCACTGGCAATCTGTTCACCACAGTTCAGGCAGAAGCGGTTGCCGGCGGCGTCCTGGTCTGGGGTTTCGATACGGCGCCGGGCGAGCTGGTTGGCCAGGTCACGGTCGCGGTTCTCTTGTTCTTGTTTCTGGGCGCGATCAAACAGGTCGGTCATTTGCCCCTCGTCAACAGCTTGGAGACAGTGCCGGTGATGACCGCACCCACCTTCTGGCCGCTGGCCTTGGGGTGAGGGGCAAAGCCGTCCAGGGTACGCAGGCCGAGATAGGCCCAGGCGGGGGTCAGCAGCAACAGCACCATGTCGAAGTCAGGGCCATCACCACGATCGAACGCCTTGAGGACGGTGAACAGCACCACATAGATGGCCGACACTTGCCAGCTCTGGCGCGCCATCAGCGGGCGGGTGTGGCGCACGTACTCATCATGGTTGGTGTCGCCTTCACGGATAGTCTGCTGGGTGGTGGCCTGCTCAGATTGCTGGTCGGCCAGTTGAAGTTCCAGGCGTCTGGTCTGCTCTTTCTCCAGCTCCACCTTAAGCTTTTGCAGATCGGCGATGGCCTCCGGTGGCAGGCGCATCAGTTGCTGCTCGATGTTGGCCTGTTGCTGTTCGGCAGTGAAGCCGATGCCAGACACCTGCTCGACCATATCGGCCACCTTGTTGGCGGTATCGCTGCCGCCAAACAGGCTGGCAATGCCACGGATCATGGCGGGGCCTTGCTGCACGGCCAGCGCGGCCAGTGCGGGGATTAACGGGATCATGATGCGTCCTTATTAAAGAGGGCCCGCAAGTTGGCACAGCGCATGGCCACCTTTTCGTTGCAGGTCGTGAGGATCTTGAAACGGTGCTGGTTGCGGGCCTGATAGACGTCGGCCGGGGTGACCGAGCGCCAGCCCTGGGCGAAGTAGGCCTGCATGGTGGCGTCATGACTGTGCAGCGGCACGGCGCGATCGATGTCGCACTCGGCGATGCCCTGTTCGGCTGACTCCCGTTCCAGCTTGAGCCGCTGTTCGCGGCCATGCTCAATGCTCCACTGCCAGTTTCGGCCCATGTCAGGCTCCGTATTCCGGGGCCCAAAGGCCAGTGCGCATCTGCAGGGCATGACGCTGGGCCCGCTCGGGGGTCTGCTTGGCCCAGCGGCTGTTGAGCATGCCAGCGGAAGCATCGTTCCAACGGCGCTCAATCACCGCCTGCAAGGTGTTCTTGAAGGCGGCCAGCCCTTTGACACCCATCTGGTATGCCATCGACTGCAAGACTGCCAGCCGTGCCTGGTCGCGCTCACAGACTTGCAGCGCCATGGCCAGCTTGGGATCACGGCGCATGTCTACTTCCAGATTGGAAATCAGGCTATCGAGCCACGCTTCGCCGGCACGAACAGGGAGAAAGAACTGATACAGATCGAGATCCGCGCCCTTAGGCCCGATGCGGAAACCGAATCCGACGGTGGGATAACCTTCAGTGCAGCGATAAGGCTGGGGACGCCAACCCTCTTCGAATCGGATAAGAGCGTAAATGGAAGACATGACACACCTGGACAGGTAATGAATTTCATCCAGTGTGTGACAGAGGCTTATTATTCAGGACTGACAAAACCCATCTAAATAAAAGGGGCCTACTAAGAGGCCCCTGATATTCAATGCGGTTTATTATTTCACCAAGTAATGCCCTGACATATTGCCTTTAATTCCGCAAAAGTCCAATGACGCTTGTTTGCCGTCGATGATGACGCCTTTTTTATTTCCGGTGGCGACATAGAAATGATGTGTCTCGGTATGCTTATCATTCACGCTGAATGATACTTCCTCTTTCCAACCGTATTGTTCAAAACGCCAGCCAGTGAAGTAATCACCTGGTTCCATTTCGCCATGGTTATAACTGGCCTCAACCTTATCAACACCCCACCCATCGCGCACCGTAGGGCAGACCTTCACCAGTTCAGCATAGGCCTGCTCGATGATGACGCGGTTGCCTTGGTCGCGCTCGGCGATGGTGAGAGGGGCTGCCGTCAGCGAGGCGCTGAGCAGCAGGGCAGACAGGATCAAGACTTTCATCAATGCTCTCCAAACAAATCCGGTTGACGGCGCTTCATCTCGAACTTGCGCATGCGAGCGGTGATGCGCCAGATCTCGCGCTGAGTCACCTTGTATTTCTGCGCCAGTTCAAAGGTGTTATCGCCCTTGAATTCAGACCACACCCGCAGATCGCGGATGGTGTTTTGCAGCAGCTTACCCCGTGGCAGGTAGAATTGCAGCCCACCATAGACCCGGCACAGCTCGGCCAGCAGGATGATGGCTAGGTCTGGCGAGTCGCCATGCTTGCTCACCGTGCTTAAAAACAGGGTGTACAGTTCGCGCATAGTCTCCGGCCAGCGGGCTGTTTTCTCATCTTCGATGATGTTGATGGTATCGCTGAGCAGGGCTGCATCCAGCTGCTCACCGAACATATCGATGGTCTGTTCGTCTCTGTCCATCACATCCTCCTGGGGCCAGATAAAGCAATATCCAGCGACGGCTGGATATTGAGATCATAACCCACGGGATCTGGCCCACCAATTCAAAGGCCCCTTACGGGGCCTTGTCGTTTATCTCGCTTACTGGCTTGCTGCCATCGATCACCGTTATCCGCGCTGGCCGCGTTCCCGGGTTTTCGTAAGCATCACGGATCAAGTCATAACCCGGCTTGGCATCAGGCCGATGGCTCAAGGTCTCCGGTACTGACTCCCCTCGTGCTTCAATGGCTGCTGTCATCAGTCTGATATGCCACTTCTTCAATGCTTCCAGCACCCGTTCCGCTTGAGCAGAGGTAAGCCATTCAGCGCGGTTGATGCCCACGCCGCCGTTGGCATTGGCTGTCATCTTGCGGATAAAGCTGCCCAGGGCATCCTCAGACCCGTCATGCAGCAGGCCATCCTGATGCATGGTGATCCAGATAGCCCGCAACTTGCGCACCTCCGGCGCCTGCACATGGGCAGAGCTGGGCGGGGATCGGCGACTGGTCGCGCCCCCCTTGACCTTGAACCCAAGGCTCTTCATCGCCTTGACCACATCCTCAAGCTGGGCGGCCTTGAGCCCCTTGGCAGAGCGGGCACCGGTGACCGATTCCAGCAGGGCGCGATAGTCCTCTTCATCCAAGCTCAGTTCGCGGCGGCCAACTTGCACCAGGGTCAGCAGGCGTTTGGCATCAAGCTGCATGGCGGCCCCCATTCATCTGGCAGAGGCTGACGAACGCAGCAAGGTGGTCAGGGTCAACCTTCGACAGCGGGATATAGCTCAGGGTCATCTGCTTCTGGCTTATCTTTCCTGAACATGGGGTCTCGCTGAATATGCGAGCCTCATGGGGCACAGGAAAACCAGCATGCTTGCAATCAGCGATCAGTTCACGCAGCTGGCAGCGGCGTGACGTAGCGCGATATCTTCCGTCTTGGCCATAGATTTGGATGACCAGACTATCGATATGGTGATCGCCACGCGGGTTTTCCAACAGCTTGTTCAGCTTGTGGTAGCGGCGGATCTTGAGCAGCGTGATAGGGCTTGCTGCCTCAAGATCCCCACGGGCACGCAGTTCAGCAACCGCGCTGGAGACATACTGCTCGTTGTAACCAAGCTCGTTTGCCAGTTCTCTGCCGCTCATGTGATTCCAGAGCGGCACCGCCATGATCTCTTTCTTCATTCGAGCCAGGCGGGAGTCAGTCATTTTGCAGCGCGGTTTAATATTCATCGTCTTCGTCCTTATCGTCTTTTCTGACGGTCACATAAATCTTGTTGGTCTTGGGTGGCTTGCCTTCTCGCCAGCGGGGCACTGTGCGATCAAGCCAGGCCATGGCCTTCTGGTCATCTTCGGCCTTGGCCGCCTTCACGGCGGCCCGGCTCATCCCCTTATGCTGGCGGGTGACCATGCCGGGCATATTGGCCTTGACGTAATCCACCTGACGGCGTTGATAGGCGGTCAACTTCATGCGGCTTTCCCCTCTCTGCGCTGGGCGGCTTTCTCCGCTTCACAGGCTTTGCAGTAGTGCTGCAGACCGTCTGGCGAATTGGCGTGATGCCAAGCTGACCAGAAGGCCGTGTCTTGCGGCCAGTATTCGCTGCATCCGGTACAGAGCTTTTCCAGCCCCATCTCGGGATCGAGCCGGGCTTTGCCGGTGGCCAGCCGCTTGGCCAGCAGGCCGGGTTTCATCAGTGGCGTGTATTCACCGTGCATACGGCCCCCTTGCCATCCAACTGCAGGCGATCGGCCTCCAGTTCTGCCAGCAACTGTTCGGCGCCGCGCAGGGCATCGCCGGCAATGTCGTTGGCGTGGTACTTTCTTGCGCCCCTGGACAGGGCAATGAAGCGGCGCTGCAGCACCAGCTTGTCTTTCCAGTTCAGCGCTATGGTCAGATCGCCATAGAGCCGGTTTAACAACTTGTTCAGCACTTCTCGGGTCATAGCTTCCTCTCTGGGTTGATATGACCGGGCCCGGTCGGCTGCTCATCAGTACCCAGCCACCACGCTGGATAGACGGGGGCAAGCCCCCGTTTCGCTTAGCTGAAAAGTCGCTTGATGATGTTGATGAAACCACCCTTGGGAAGCTGATCCCGACGTTTGCGCTCTGCATCGGCAACTGAACCGATGATGGATATGGCCCGCTTCAACTCGATAATCAGGTTGTGCCGCTCATGGTCGGTAATGTCGGCCATATCTGTGTAATCCAGCGTGCTACGCAAGCCGTAGAGAAACCCCATCGAGAAGCTGAGTTCTGACTCGGTGAACCGGCTTTTCACTTCACCAGCAATCAGGGCGCGAATCTTGTCCTCATGCGCTGCAATCTGGCCGCTCATGTTGTCTGCTGCTTTTGACATACTTCCCAATCCTATTGACAACTAACTGGCTGCTCATCAGTACCCAGCCACCACGCTGGGTAGACGGGGGCAAGCCCCCGTTTCGCTTACTTGGTCAGGCGCTTGCGCGCCTTGTTGACGATGGCGGCCAGCATGGCCAGACGGGATTTCTGGCCCTCGGTGTTGCCGTACTGGTTGATGAAGTCGATGGCCAGTTGTGCATCAGCCAGCGCCTGTTGCGGGTTGCTCTGCAGGTGGCACTCCATGGTGCTTTTGGCATCGGCCACGCTGGTGTTGAGCAGGGCTTTCACGTTTTCCATATCGGGTACCTCAGTTGACCAGGAACAGGCCGGCAGACAGGCCGGCAACGAAGGCCCCATAAACGGCGGCCATCACATTGACCAGCAGCCAGAAGGCGCCTTCGGTGCTGACTTCAAAGCTCATACCACCCCCAACTTGGCTTGTTCCTGGCCACCGACACCCGCATTCAGCTCAACCTGTTTTGCAGCAATCCAGCCATGCAGTGAGGCTGACTGATCGCGCTTGGTCGCCTTGGCGGCGCGAGACTCGCCGGAGCTCAGGTTCGGGTGATGCTTCTCGATGTACTGGGCAACCAGCTGGCTCTCCTGCTCGGTCGGTACCAGGGCGGTGATCTTGTGATACACCCCGTTGCACCAACCCTCACAGAACAGATCAGCGCGGGCCGTTTTGGTGCTGGTCTTCATGCGTTTGCTCAGGGTGCTGATGTACTCGCCCCGGGCTGCCTTGAGCTGACGAGCCAGCACGGTATAGACATAAGCGGCAATCTCGATCCGATCCGCCGGGCCGATAAACATCACCTCGGCGGTGTTGCGCCCCCAGCCCACCTGCTCATGGCACATGATCGCCTCGCACCCGAACGCTTGGCGCACCAGGCTGACCAGCAGGAGACTCCATTTCGGCTGGCGCTCGCTGCTGTTGGCAGCCTTGACCTTGCTGGCGTCGATGCCGCTCAGAGCGACGTCTTCGCTGGAGAGCTGATGCTCGGCCATCAGCGCCTGCACCTTCTTCATCGCGTTGGCGGATTCGTGCGGGTTGCCGCGCTCTACCATGGCCATCAGTTTTTTGATCTTGGCCAGAATACGTTTGTCGCTCATCACGCCTCCCGCTTGCCGAAACGGTGGATGCAGGTCATGCAGAGATCGGCCCGTTGCTGGGCCCATTGCTGGTTGGTGACGTTCTTGGCCGCCTTCCTGGCCATCACCCACAGATCCCGGGCTGGGATGTAGCATCCAGCGCGTTCTAGTTCAGCGGCGCGGGCCGCCAGTGCCATAAAGCCGTCAGGGTTTGTCTTGGCTTGTAGATCACCTGCAAGTCGCACGAAATAATCCGGATTATTCATGGTGTAACTCCTGTTCGCATTCGGTTTGGTGCTTGTCATAGACGGTGACGATTGAGCCGTTTTTCAAGATGAAATAGGCATGGTCACATTCGAGGATCCGGCGCGGGCTCCATCCCGCCTCGCGCTGCCGGATCCGCCGCAGCTGTCGTTTGCTTGGGCGCCACGCCCGTGACAGGGCGCCCAGCATGTCCAGTTCGCTGCGGCCGGTACGTTGCACCCAACGCTCGACGGCGTGGCGGGTGACGTACAGCGGGCCATAGCGGGTTTCAAACTCCATCGTCTATCCCGACAAGCCCAAGGCCTTCGGTCATGACGGCCAACTCTGCTTCGGTGACGGGCCACTCGGTCGGGTTGTAGGGCGGGTTATCGAGCAGCCCGCACATCCAGCCCAGGGCATCCCGCACACCTTGCTCATAGGTGCCATCTTCAAACTCGGTGCCCTGGTCTTCACTCTGGTCTGCCAGCAGTTGGGCCAGCGCCAACTGCTTGATCACTTCGGGGGTCAGGTTCTTCATGGCGGGCCTCACAGCTTTGCCCAGTCGAGGTTGATCGCCACGTACTTGCCAGACGGCTCGCGCTGGTACAGGCGGATGTACTCTTTCTTGCTGACGGTGGTGATGGCGTCGGCGATGGCATCCATAGCGGCCTTCCACTCGTCATCTTCGATAGCCAGATTGCGCAGACTCAGTACCTGATTGACGTCGATGCGGCCCTGTTTGTTGACGCGAAAAGCGTGGTCAACCATGGCCACCAGATTGGCGCTTGCCCCCTCTGACCAGCGTTCGATGCAGGCGTCGATTTGCGCCTTGGCAGCCTGGATCCGTTCATCAAAAATCCGGTGCTCGCCGATGGCCCGCTCGACTTTCATTGAGCCGTCATAGCTGGTCAGGGTGATGTTGCCCTTGGCACCGCCGTAAGTGACGCCGTATTCCTGGGCGCTGAGGTCCAGATAGTCTTCCAGCTCCCGCTGCATCTGCACTTTGGCCGCGGCCATTTGCAGCTGCAGGGCTTGTGCCGCAGCGACTTGCTTGCGCACCACGCCATCACGGATCAGGTCAATGGTCTTGATCAGGCTTTCTGGTACCAGGTGGCCCTGGGCATTGCGGTGCAAGGTATCGGTTTGGTTGATCATTGCTGTTGGTCCTTATTGAATCGTTACAACTGGTTGAACTGACATCTTCATTGAGCTATCTGCGATGGCGGCCTGCAGGAACTCTTCTGTCACCTGGTTCCCCATCAGATCCCGCATCATTCCGATCAGCACCACGACTTGAAGCTGGGCGGCTATTGCGAGGTCTTGTTTTTTGGCCAGCGTCAGCGTTCGCTTCATGTTCTGGTCAACCACGTCCATGACGGCATCGGTCGGTTTCGGTGTCATCGTCTTGCCCCTAACCCGGAAAGCCGGCAGCGCGATAGGCGATGTATTCACTGGCTGACATCCCGGCGGTAAGTTCGAACTCCTCCCGCACCGGATCTTCATGCCAGTGGACGATGCAACCACCGAGGCGGGCGGCGTAGGCGCGGCGGCGCAGACCGTTGACCTGCTCTTTCAGCTCGATGGCCCCCTCTTTCAGCTCGGGGCTGGGGTAGGCAATCTCGATCATGGGGCGTACCTGGGCGGCCTTGACGGCCAGCACTTGGCAGCCACTCTTGCGCAGGGTGGCGATGACACGCTGGGCGATCACGCCGATGCTGTTGGTGCGAATGTTCATGCTTGCTCTCCTTGTGAATCACTGTTCAGCGGCGCCCAGGTCAGGTGCAGCCGGTCTTCGTCATAGGGCATTGCCCAGCCTTTCTCGCTCTGGATCACCACCTCGCCATCACTGCGGCTCACCTCGCGGCCTTTGATGCCGCTCAGCAGGTGGACGTGGGTCCAGTTCTGGTCGGTTGTGACGCCGTAGAAGGTCGTCGGTTGTGGTTTGGCTTCCATCACTCGTCACCTTTCCAGTTGAGGATTTCGTCTATCTTGCGAAGCTTCTGCTCACCGATAGCCACCACTCTGCTGTTGTTGACCACCTTGTTGTTGTTGATGGTCAGTTCGACGTCTTTTCTCAGCTCGGCCAGCAGCTCCTTGGCCATTTGAAAACCGATGTCATCCCATGATGGGTTGTCTTCACCCATGGCTTACTCCCCCTCCAGCTCGTTATAGGCGTGGCGCAAGATGGCCTCGGTCAGCGGCTCGCCGCCGGAGTACATCACCGCCAGTTTCAGGTTCTTGCTGACCAGTCGCAGGGCACCTGGGCGCTCACTGATCCGCAGCAACAGATCCCGCTCGGCCGCGCCGTCGATGTTCCAGGCATCCGCCACGGCCATCACGTCGGCCTTCTTGGCCTTGGTGAGGGCGCGCTTCTTGGCCACGCGGGAATAAAGGCGGGCGAAGTCTTCAGAGCGCTGGCCGCCGGTCAGCTGGGTGTAAACCCGGGAGTTGCCGACCAGCACCATGCCGACCTCGACCTCTTCCACCAGGATGCGCAGCTCTTCGAGGGTGGCGCGGTCGAGGTGGTCGGCTTCGTCCACCACGATCAGGCCTTTGGTGTTGAGCAAGCGGCGGCGCAGGGCGCGGGCCAGCGGGCCACGCAGGCGGGGGGCGTTCTCCATCCCCAACTCCATCGCCAGCTCATACATGCACTCGGTCATGGTGGCGCGGCTCGGGCTGGTGGTGATGACCCACACGTTGTTGTTGTTGCGCTGGAACTCGCGCAGGGCGGTGGTTTTGCCAACGCCAGATGAGCCGTGAATGATGACGATGCTCTGAGTGGTCAGCGCATAGGTCATGTCTGCGCGGATCTGTTTGGCGGTTTCAGTCAGCACAAAACCGGGGTCGCGGGGGGCATCGGCACGCTGGTCGCGGGCGAGCAGCCAGTTGGCCAGCTTCTGCACCATGGCCACCGGATCCGCCTTGTAGTTTCCGTTCAGCAACTGGTTGACGGTGGTCGGTGAAATCCCCACTTCTTTGGCAACCTGCGCCTGGGTGACGGTGCTCTGCTCCAGCAGGGCCTTGACCCGTGCCAGTACGTCTTGGCTGTTGCCGTTTTGGTCCAAAGTGACTACGTTTGTCATGTCAAGTAACTCCTTTCTCGCGGCCCACAAGGCCGCTTTTTTGTGGTTTAAAGGCCGGTTAAATCCGGTTTTTCTGTTTTTCAGCCATGGCTTCGGCGGCTGCTTGAAAGCGGGCCTCAAAGTCGATGACGGGTTCGGGTTGACTGCTGGGTGTGGGGGCGTTCTGGGCCACCGGTTGCACAGCCAGCGCGGCATTGCCGTGGCTGATCGGGCGCACCATTTCCACCACTTTTGTTTCGGGTGCTTCTTCGTCTGTGATGCTGGGCAGCAGGGCGGCAGCTTCGAGGGCTGACATGCCTTGCTTGGCCAGCGCGGCAGCCTTGTTCGACTTGACGAACTGGGTGCGCTTGCGCTTGTGCTCGCGGGCTTGCTGGGTATCGCCGAACGCCACTTTCTCCAGGCACTCCGCATCGCAGATGTGCAGGCCGTTGAGGGTGGTGATGACCACCGCCTCGTGCAGGCGCTGCGGGTCGAACCGCGCCACCACCTTCTGCCCGACGTACTCGGCCAGATCGGCGTGGAAGTAGCGGTTGCTGCGGTTGGCGATGGCGCCGCCCGATTCCAGGGTGATGGTGCCGTGCTGACTGACGCGGCAGGCTTCTGACTGCAACAGCATCATGGTGAGTTGCTCGGCGCTGGCCTTGCGGATCGTCGCTTGGCGGTAGCTCTGCTCGAATGCTTGGTCAAAGCTCATCACCCCACGGCAGGCCTCTGTCTGGCGCCCAACCTTGGCGTTGTACATGGCGACCCCTTCGGCCACGATGCGCAGAAACTCGGCTGCATCCGCCGCCCGTTCACCATAATTGTCGGGCTTGGCCATGGGGTTGGATCCGGTGTAGCAGCCTTGCAACGCGGGGTGCTTGTCGATGTATTCCTCAAGCCCGCCATTACCAAATGCGCGTTCGATCGGCTTGGCCTGACCGTGGCCCTTGCCCAGCAGCACGCTGGACCAGTGCAGCTTGATACCAAGCATGGGGATCATGCCGAGCGGGTCATCTGGCTTGACCTTGAAGCGGTAGCGGTTCGGCACGCCCCCGGTCATCCATTTGTTGGCTGCGGCACGGGTGTTATCGATGGTGATCTCACGCGGGATGCCGTATTTGCTGCACACGTCCATCAGGGACAGGCGGATGCTGTCGGTGTTCTCACTGATATCAGTGCGCCAGCCCACGATCTTGCGGCTGTAGATGTCTTGCCAGAACCATGTTTTCGGGCGCAGCACTTCACCGTTGAACCACTTCACGAACACGTTGTGCAGGTAGCCGTCGCCGTTGATCCACTCCATGGCGTCCAGGTCTTCGATGGTGCGTTCTTGCGGCGGGTAGAGCTGCATCATGGCGTGCTCACCTTGGCGCAGCATGACTTGCTGGGCGTGGGGCACTTCCAGATCCAGCCGGCGCATCAGGCTATCCAGGCTTGGGTACGTCCAGCCGTGTTCCTTGGCCGCGACCTTGAGCCGTTCGTAGCAGCTGGCCGCGTTCGGCTGCTCACTGCGCAGATAATCGACTTTGAAGAAATCCCAGGCTTGATCGCTGACGGCGGCCAGACGAACGGCGCGGCCTTCGGTGGCGGCTTGCTGCTGCTTGGGCACCAGCACGGCCAGCCAGTCGCTATCGTCAAAGCCTTTGACCATGGCGCAGTAGCGGCGCAGGGTCGGCAGGGCGATATCGAACTCGTCGGATATGTGCTGGTAGGCCTGCATCAGGGTGCTGCCGCTGGCAACCAGGGCATGCACCGCCTTGACGGCAGCTGCACGGGCCATGGCTTTGGCGTGCGCCTTTTCGTTGGCCTTCTTCCAGTTGGCCCACAGCTGGTCTTTGCAGTAGCGCGGCGCCTGTGGCTTGGGCAGATCCAGCGTCATACCACCGACCTTGACCTTGCCAGCCTTGCGCAGCAGGGCGGCTTGGGTCATGGGCGGAAGACTGGAAACGGAGAACTCGAGCGCTTTACCCTGAACGCCTTCCTTGCGACGAGATTCCCATCCCTGGCTTTTGGCCATTTTCCTGACGCCTTGCGGTGTACCTGGAAGGCCTGGAAGACCGAGCACGTCTGTGACTGAAAACCACTCCATAACGGTTCTCCTCAGACGGCTTCAGCAAGGGCGGGATAGCGGGACGGCCAGATCTCTTCTTTCTTCACGCCAATCGCCGTCGCGATGATTCCTTCACCTTTCGGCCACGGACGCATCAGGGCGTTATAGAGGGTTTGGCTGCCAAGACCGTTCTCACGTGACAGCTTCGCCAAGTTGGTGCCCCGCTTTTTGAGGGCTGAAATCACATCAGATCGATGCCAGTCACTGGCTCTGATTTCAGTTTCCATTTCGTTTACCTCGCTTCTGAATTACCATCTGGTTATCACTTCATGTAACCAGTTTCTGTAATCAGTTTATTCAGAAACTTATCAGCATCAAGTAGTTTCTGAAAAGGTTTCTGCGATTTCTCATTAAGTTGTTGAAATATAAAGAAAGAAACTTTTATCAATTTTCGGAAACTGAGTTTCCTAAAGAGGGTGTTTTGAGAAACGTGTGGATGACAGCAAAGGAGATCTCCGAGCTGCCAGGAATGCCTGGCACAACGCAAGGCGTACACAAGAAGGCAAAGCGTGACGGGTGGGACTTTAGAAAGCAGGAAGGCGTGAAGGGGCCAGGGGTGGAGTATCTGATCTCGGTACCTGACGAAGGGGAGGAAGTGAACCAGATCCAGGACAGCCCGGCTATTTATGGAAACCAGTTTCTGGAAGAGTTTGCATTGATACCCGGTTATCGGGTGCAGGTATCCGCAGGACACGGCGCATTGACGCAGGTTGATCAGGCGCCATGTCGCCACCTGGCGTTTCGCCGCAAGTGGCTTAAGTGGCGCGGCTTTGCTGAGAAGGAGCTGGCGATTGTCTGGAGTAAAGGCGACAGCATGGAGCCCACTATCAGCAACAACGACACCCTGGTCGTACACCTGGGCAGAACGCGCCCGGTTGATGGCCACATCTACGTGGTGCGCAATGATGACCAACTATGGGTCAAGCGCCTGCAGGTGCTGCCGAGCGCCTGGCTGCTGCTGAGCGACAACAAGCACTATCAGCCGATCGAGGTACCGAAGGACGAGCAGCACACCTTCGAAGTGATCGGGCAGGTCGTCCATATCTCCCACGACGTAGGAGAGTGACATGGACAAGAAGACCGAGAGAGCTGCCGCCCAGTGGCAGCGTATCCAGCGTTCTAAGCGGGCTATGCCCTACTTGCTGTATCAGCTTGGCCCGCGCCGTGATGCCTGTCAGCTTCATCTACAGTGGGATGGTGTGGTGCTTCCTGTCGATGATCCATGGTGGGAACAGCACTTCCCGCCCAATAGCGATGGATGCACCTGCGGGGTGCGGCAGGTTTCAAAGTATGAGTATCAGAAGATGCTGGCATCAGGCAGTGCCAAGACTCGTGTTTAAACCTCATTTAAATGCCAATTCACAAAATCGACAGTGATCAATTCAGTCGCGATTTTCCGCCGCTTTTGGATCCATTGATCATTTTGTGGATCCGCACCAACGAAAACGGCCTGCAGAGTTTCGATTGCTCTACAGGCCGCGCAGCTTCTGGCTTTCCGATCCCACTCATTCCCTCAAGATCCCACTTATTCCCTAACCATTCCCAGTGATCAATCCACTAGAGTCTATACACCGGTCGTTCATCACCCCCTCGTGGCAGCTGCCGAGCAGCCAGCGATCGAGCAGGGAGCGGGGAAACAGCCACTTGCCAGTCGCCTTGGTGGCGGGGATGCGCGCCTCGTTGGCGAGCTGGTAGACCTTCTTTTCGTTGAGATCGAGGTACTCGGCCACCTGCTTGACGTTCATAAACTCGTTCATGGCTTGCGTTTGACCCTCTGGCTGGCGTGGTCGAGATACAGAGCGATCTGTTCGGCACTCATCAATTCGTTCATGGCTTACTCTCGCTGACCCCGGCCTGAGGGGCTGCTGGCCAGTACCGGCGGCTTCTCGTCCAGCACCATATGGTCGTGGCCGCTGAATACTTCGAAGTGGCGCCCCTTGGCGCGGGCAATCATGGTGATGCCGAGCTGGCGGGCGAGATCAAGTCCCATCTGGGTGACGCCGGAGCGCGACAGCAGCACCGGAATGCCCATCTGCGCCACCTTGATCACCATCTCCGAGGTGAGCCGCCCCGTGGTGTAGAAGATCTTGTCGTGGCCAGCCTCGCCGCGCATCCAGAGCTCGCCCGCCAGGGTATCCACCGCATTGTGGCGCCCCACGTCCTCGACAAAGGAGAGGATCTCTGCGCCGCGACAGATGGCGCAGCCATGCACCGCTCCCGCCATCTTGTAGGTTTCGTTATGGGCCGACAGCGCCTTGAGCAGGGCGTAGAGGGTGCTCTGTTTAAGCTCAGGCGCCGCCAAGACCACCCCTTCGAGCTTCTTCATCACGCTGCCATACATGGTGCCCTGACCGCAGCCGGAGGTGACCGTCTTCTTCTCCAGTGACTGGTCGAGATCGGCGGCCTGCTGGCTGCTCACCACGGCGGCGGCCTCGCTCTCCCAGTCGACGATCACCGACTCGATGGCTGCAATGTCCTCGATAAAGCCCTGATTTTTCAGATAGCCCAGCACCAGCGCTTCGGGGCGGGCGCCCAGCGTCATCAGAGTCACTATCTCCTTCCAGTTGAGGTAGACCGTCAGTGGCCGCTCACAGGCGATTTGGCGGGTGTTCATTGTGCCCTGCTCATCCATCACCTCGACGGCCATGGTGAGCTGGGCGGCAGCATTGCTTTTGATAAAGGTCGGTGTCAT